AATTGAACCACTGGACGTTCAAGGATATTATTTTTTTTTGCAATAACTTTATAGTCTTTGAACATAGTAAAGAAAAAAGTATTAGGAGAATATACAATTACTTTATCTTCACATGTAATATAATTTCCTGCGTTTCTATCACCCCTATCTTTGAAAAACCAAAGACAAGTGACATCTTTAGTTTTATCTATTAGATCTAGATCCTTATGGTAAGTCCATGACATGTATGTTTGATCTTTTAAATTTTGCCAGTACTTGTGTTGGAGATTATTTTGGTTTTCATAAAGTTTTTCGTATTCAATTTGGCTAAAAATTGTTTGTGTTCTAAAATATTCAACAGGCTCTTTATAAAAGTGGTCTTTTTTAACCTTATCCCAAATCATTATGAACTAAAAAGATTAATTAATTCTTTTTTCCAATCGTCACTGTATTCACAATTTCTATAACCATCAAACCAAGGTCCGCCCTCTGTATAATGTAAAATTTTTGGAGTGCCATCATTTGGCTCTTTGTACCAGCCTACAAGCCAATTGTATTCATGTGGTAGTATTCCAATTTCATTATCATCTAACCAACTAAATCTATGTAAAAATTTTGGGGACTCGCTGTTTAGTAAGTCAGGAGTAAGTATTTTGTTTTTAGGATGTTCGCAGTTCCATAATACCATACTACTCCAATTTTTTCTTGGATACACTGTCTGCGTCTGCCCATCCATTTTTGTAGTTTCTTTAGGCGTATAATCATGTTGTACACATACAACAGCTTTGGACGAATCACAGAATCTTATCAAGTCATGACTTGGTATTTTCCAAAGGAAGTCACAATCGCAAAACACTGCCCAACCTTTGAAGTCATTGAGATACGGCACAAAAAATCTTGTAAATGTAAATTCTGTTGATGCTAATTTATCAATAGGGCGTGTGTACAATCCTTGATCCCGCATTTGCTTTTGTTTTAATGGTATTACTTCGGCAGATGGATCTCTTCGCTTTATTGAGTGTTCACATACTTGATATGCAATATCTTCTCTACTATCGTGTCCTACGTAAATCTTCATGTAATAATTCGTGTATTTGTTTCCAATTATTTACACGGATTACATCAGGGTGCTGAAAATCACGGTTGTATGGGTGATCTATAAGAATAGGCCTTACTCCATATTTTAGGCCTGTAAGGGCATTTTTTGGTTTGTCTTCTATGAAATATAAACCTGTGTTATGAAATTCTGCTAACACAGAGTCTTTGTCCGATCCAGTATCAAGTATGTGATAGTTTTTAAAAATATGATCACCAAACAGTTCGCCAAGTCTTTTTTTGCGTAGTTCTTGTGCAGGTATATCGGAAGTTTGTGATGTAATAGGAATAAATGTCCATCCTTCAGCTGCTAGTAATTTAACCCAAGTTTGTGAATCTGGCATTGGACATTGTGTACCCATCCACGCACTTTTATTGAACTCTCTTATCTCTTTTCTAATTTCTGTTATTGAAAGACCAAACCTGTCTGCCATTTCATATGTGTTTTGTTTGTCTGGTAAAAGTTTGTAAGGATATACTCGTTGCTCTTTGTCATCATAATAATTTCTTTGTAGCATCCATTGAGTAAAATGATATTCCCACTCCAAAAGCACTCCATCTACATCTGTTAAAATGATTCTATCTGATGTCGGCATCTTCCATACCAGCAACTCTTAACTTAACAATATTTGTTATCTGCCATTGTTTTTGGTCTAGACCTTTTGTAATACCTAACCATTGATTTCTTAAGAGTGCAAATTCATTTATTATTTTTTCCATATCAACAACGTCCTGTTCGCCATCTACATATTTTTCAGCGTCTCTACTAGATAATGCTCTGTTGTAGTTTTCTAAGAATTTTTTAAAAGATTTAGATCTTGTTCTGCGTAGTTCAATATTAAGATAATTTAAGATAGCTTCGATCTGTTGCAATTGGTTGAATCTCTGTTCAACCACGCCTGGAAGTGCTGCTGATGCTTTTTCAAGATTGCCGTATATACGTATTTCCTTTTTAGCATTCTGTAGTTCTATGTCAAAATGTGTAATACAATCAGGGATCTTGTCGAGATTTCTACTTACTTCACTGTACCAATTAATTGTCTTCATATCGATCGCTGTAGTCTTCTGTGTCATCATCGTATTCCTCAAAAACTGTGTTTACTGCTTCTTCAAGCTTTGGATCATATTCACCAATTGCTTTGATTTCGTCATGTTCAACACCAATGTCATCTAAACATTTTACAAAATCTATAGCGGCATCTGCCTTTTGTTTTTCAGGGATAAAATGAACAACTGCGTTCCACAAACGTTCAATATCTTCTTGGGTCATTTCTACCATTATTTTTCCTTAGGTTGGTCTATGCTTAATTTATCAAAATCTTTCATAAGCATATCTAATTTATCTCCAACCCAGGCTTTTCTGAACTCAATGTGTTCATTTCCTGCGGAATCAATATATTTTAATCTATTTCCCTGTTGTGTCAGCACACCTTTTTTCTCAAATAAATCAACAAGTCCACTATAAGGATCCATACCTGTGTCATAAGGAATCTTAACTTGTACGCCTTCAAATGGTTTGGCGTATCTTGTTTTCATGACTTTACAAGCGGCTCTTATGCCTCTTACATCTGTGACTTTATTGCCTTTTTCATCTTCTTTTAGTTTTAATTTTTTCATAGCGACAACAATACTCGACGCATAGATAAATCCTTGCCCACCTGATATTTTATCATCTGGATCAAACATATCTTGTGATGCATATGTATGGTTAGTTGCTATCATACCAACGTTCCAAGATCCAAACATGTTTACACAGTTTCTCACAAGTGCTGTCAGTGCCTTTGGTTTACGACCTAGGTCGCCTTTCATTTCACCAGCTTCAAACTGATTAACATCTGTTGGAGTCAGCATCATGCCTAAAGAATCAATTACAAATAGTACCTTTGGAGCACCTTCTTTGTTGTCTGCATGTTGCTCTTTGTAGCCTTTCATGAATTCGCTTACAGTTTTTGCCACATCATCTACCATAGACATACTAAGTTTTAAAAGTTTGTCTTCTGATGTGTCTACTTTGAGTGCTTGTAACCATTGCTCATCTAGTGCATTTTCTGTATCAATTAATATTACAAATATGCCTTGTTCTTGTGCGTTTTTAATTATGTTTCCAGATGCTATGTAACTTTTGCCTGCACCCGACTCACCGGCAAGCACAGTGACTTTGCCTAACGGAATACCTTTACGAAAATCACCAGTCATCAAATAGTTTAATGCATAGTTGCCTGTTGATATCCAGTCTGTGGGATCATTGAATCCTATACCTAATCCTTGGATAGATTTTGTAATACTTTTTCTAAATTTAGTTGCGTCAAATACTTTTGTCATAATATCCTTTATTATAATACACAAGGCCTTAACTGTCAATAATTAAGGCCTTGGTAAATGTCAGATTTATTTTGCTTGTCTTGATCTTATCAATTTCAAAATATCTTCTGCTCTTTTAGCACTATCCGTAGTTGGTTGTGCAGGAGCAGTAGTGTCTGCTGTTGGTTGTTCTGCCACTGGGCTTGCTTCAGCTTGCGGCGTAGACTCTACGACCTTTGCTGGCTGTTGTGCTTGTGGTATGTTTACTTGACTAGCACTTACTCCTGCTGGTCTAAAGTATTGTCCATATTTTTCCAGATCATACGCCTCACCATCTACAGACTTTTCAAATAATTCTTTAATTATTTTTACTTCTGCATCAGTTGGCTCTTTAGGTCTAAAGTCACCAAGATTGTGTAAACCAAATTTTTCAACAGCACTTCTTTCTGCTTCGTCAAGTGCTCTTTCTCTTCTTGACCATTTTGATGTTGAATAATCAGCATATCCACCTTTAGTGGTTTTGTTAATTCTAAAATCAACACCTCTTACACTGTCAGTTGGCAATTCTTCCATTTCTGGATCCAATAATGCCGCTCTAATAATGTTAAAGATTTGAGGACCAATTATGAATCTTCTGATTGGATTCTCTGGTGTTGTATCCTCTGCTAATGGATTTGTTACAACAAAACCTTGGAATATATAACTTTTCTTTTTCCAATATTTTCTGCCCATGTCTTCCATGCTTTTGTCTTTGAACCATGGTCTAACTTCAGTTAGCACTGGACATGTTTTGCCATACATTTCCATACAAGGAACTTGTACTTGTACTGGTCTTGAATCTGTTTGACCTTTTATACCTGCAAATGGTAGTTTGATCATGTTTCTTTCAGTCCAGAAAAATGTATTGTTTGTATCCTTATCTGGTAAGA